GTCGGAACGGATCGGGAGATCCATACAAAGCCTCTGATACAGGCTGCCCTTGATCTGGGAAAGAAAATAGCTGTCCCTAAGTGCGTTTCAAAAGGGATTATGGAGGCACGTCAGATAAGCTCTTTAAATGATCTGGCGCCGGGCAGCTATGGGATCGAGGAGCCGCTGGACACCTGCAGGATCATGCCCCCGGAGTCTGTCTCTCTGGCGCTCATTCCCTGTCTGACCTGTTCCAGGGATGGACGCCGATTGGGTGGGGGAGGATTTTACGACCGGTATCTGGAATCAGTGCCGGGTATCCGGGCTGTGCTCTGCAGGGGGAGTTTGATGGAGGAGCAGATTCCCTGTGAATCCCATGATTGTCTCATGGACGCTGTGATCTGGGAGGAGGGGATTCTGGATTTGCGTTTTCCGCGTTATACGGCCGGATCTGACGGGTAAGCGGCTGCCGATTTCATATCATATGTGAAATAAAGACCGCATACTGAAAAAATATTCTGCAAACAGTCATAATCATGGCAGAGCTGCTTATATTGTAAGTAAACACGGACTGTTTGAGGTTTCATATGGTAAAAGCTCAGGAAGCAAGTTCCAGAGGTTTCTTACAGATCAACGTAGTCAATATCCAGAACAATTTTCCCATTCAGAATGCAACCGTAAGCATACGCACCAAGGGAGAGCCTGACCGGGTGCTGGAGGAGGTAAAAACCAATTCCTCCGGCCAGACGGAACAGCTCTCCCTTCCTGCACCTCCCGTGGAATACAGCTTAAGTCCGGGGATCATTCAGCCATATTCCGAATACGACCTTATCATCCGGGCAGAAGGCTTTGATCCCCTTGCCATTTCCGGCACCGAGATCCTGGCAGATTCCAATGCCATCCAGCCGGCGGCCATGACGCCTGTGGGGCGGCAGCAGCCTCCTGAGGATCCGGTGGTGATCCCGGATCACACCCTTTACGGAAATTATCCTCCAAAGATTGCAGAGGATGAGATAAAACCGGTCAATGAAAGCGGTGAGATTGTTTTAAGCCGTGTGGTGGTTCCGCAGACAGTTGTAGTTCATGACGGAGTTCCAAGCGATTCCACAGCCAGAAATTACTATGTTCCCTATCGGGATTATATTAAGAACGTGGCCTCCAGTGAGATCTATTCCACCTGGCCTGAAAGCTCCATTACCGCCAACGTGCTGGCCATCATGTCATTTACCTTAAATCGGGTGTATACAGAATGGTACAGGAACCAGGGGTATGATTTTACCATCACATCTTCTACCGCCTTTGACCATAAGTGGATTTACGGCAGAAACATTTTCCAGAGTATCTCCCAGGTGGTGGATGAAATCTTTGACGCCTACCTTTCCCGCCCCGGCGTCCGCCAGCCCATTCTTACTCAATACTGCGACGGGAGGCAGGTTCAGTGTCCGGACTGGATGACCATACCGAAAGAGGATATAAGCCAAGGGAAGACCCCGGAAAGCCTTATTTTATCTGGTTTTCTGGGGTTTTCATCATGTAATAGTACACATCAATATGATTCTGTTCTTTGTCATATATAATCTTGTCAATGATGCTTTTGAGGGCCGCATTCTTTTCTGCAACACTGAATTGATCGGAATGCAGGATATCCAGTACATTTGATATCCGGTCTAACATCACTGCATCATCATATTCTTTTTGTGGTAAGGCCTCAAGCTGCGAAATGCGTTCGGTCAGCTCTTCACATTGTTTCAGTAGCGGTTATAAATTTCTCCGCGATTGCCAATATCAATGACCAGGATAACAAGCTCTCCGTTATCTACCGTGTAGATGATCCGGTAATCTCCAACACGCAGGCGGAGCAATCCATCATGACCTTTTAACTTCTTTATATCCTCACCATCGGGCAATTTTTCGATTGCCCGAACAATACGGATCTGTTCGGGGCGGGGCAGCTTGTCAATGAACTTCTTGGCTCGTTTTTTAAGGACAATCTGATACATTAATTGTTAATCTCCCATTCTTTCATACACTCATTTAAAGGATACGTTTCGTCTTTCTGGGGATCAGGATCATTTTCGTAATTTTCAAGCATCTGCTCACAAAACAGATCATCTGCTTCTTCATCGGCGGTCAGACCCTGCACAAAAGCAAGGACATATCCCATTTTGTAAGGGGGAACAGAATCAAGAAGAGATATGATTTTTTCTTTATTGCTCATAATTCAGTAGAACTCCTTTCGATTTATTTATTGTTGGAAGAAAGGGAGCTATTGAAGCCCCCCAACAGGAAGAGAATATTTAATAATAAAGGTGACTTATGTTTAGCAACCATTTTCTGATAAAAACCTATAATATTCTTAGCTTTTTACCAATCGCAATATTGGTTTGCGCCGCTGATTGAAATCGTCAAAAAATTCATCTGGCAATCCACAAATACATTTTAAATCATCAATAGATAATCCGGATGCATTGATAAATGCAGTTTTAGTAATTATCCTATTATCGATCAAAAGATAGACTGCGTCACGTATCATTTCGGGTTCGGCAATTGTTAAAATATCATCTAGCGGCTCTTTATACCAATACTTTTTTGTGGTCATTTGTCGCTTTAAATAATTTATTTGATTTTCCGTTAGCAATTCAAGTGTCTCACAACGCCTAATAATGGTGGACATAGCACATCCCCACTTTTTTTTAACGGCCTCTAATGAAATTAGAGAGGTGCTTCGTATATCTTTTGGGAATGACGTTGCCGGAAGTAAAAAGGCTGCCGCAAATCGATCTGCCTGCATATCTGCTAGATCAACGATTCCTTTTTTAACAGAATCATCTTCTGCGATAGAACTATGCATTATAAGATGTCCTAATTCATGTAAGATGCTAAATCTAGTACGTACAGCACTCTTAGGAATCGAATGGTACAAAATATATGGTGTCCCATCTTTCCAACAAGAAAAAGCATCTATACCTTTGAAAGTACAGAAACTATTTGTGGCAAATTGTGTTACAATAACACCTTTATTTTCCAATAACCCTACTAAATCATTGATCGGATCATCGTCTATACCCCAATCTTTGCGAATAGTTAGTGCTATTTCCTCAATATCTTCAAAGGATAAATCTTCGTAGTCCTTGTCGATTGTCGGAAGATCCCGTTCAATAAAATCAACATATTTCTCGAGTTGTTTTTTTATTTCGTCAGTCCACTTTATCTGATATTTGCATGCCGTTTTAACTTTTTTAGCAATATTAGATTTAGAGCGAAAAAATAATGGACTACTACCCGCATTAATTTCTGCTTCTGATTTATAAAAAAACTCTGTAGGAAACCCAAGGCTATATGAAATGGCCTGTAGCATTTCCGGCGAAGGACTTACTATACCTCGTTCATATTTTGAAATGGATTGCCTTGTAACGCCAATGTCACTAGCTAAATCTTCCATAGATTTAGCACGAGCTTCCCGAGCTTCTGTTATGCGGGAAGATATAATTGTGCTAGTCATGAAATATTCTCCTCAATTCCATGCGCTAAGAACTCTTTCTTTAATACAGCTTTTTTTCGTTCAAATACTTTCGTGTTTTCATTTTCGGTGGTTAGACTAATTTGAGGAAGGGGTAAACATTCTGCAATACCAGTATATCCAGGTTCTGGAAACTGAACAACAGAAAACGTCTGATTACGTCCTCCAAATGCTAAAATAGCATAATAAGGTTCATTGCTATAAGGAGGTATTTCATCAAAGTTAATAACCATCTGTCGCTGTAATGCATGATTATTGTTTGATAGCCTGATCTTATACTTTGAAGCATAAGGTAATAGATCAGGTGCTGAACTACGTGCAACATGAAGAATTACATTTTTATTTCTGAGTTCTGGTATCAGTTGCTTGCATCGAAACTCACGTTGAATAAATTCAAACGGAAATTTCGGATCATGGCTCTCAATCTCACATTGCATTTGCACTAGTTTTGTCCTTAACCGTCCTCTAGTATCAGCAAAATAAGGGTGTCCCAACATTGGGCGTTGCGTTTCCATAAGCTCACGATAGGTTACATCGCCGACCTGCACGATTGATGCCAGTGTTTTAAGTTCACGAGAAGTAAAAATATCTTTAAACTGAGTAAGCATATGCCCTCCTATATTTTTAATCATGAGCCTATTTTACATTATTTATATATTTTTGTCAACCAAAGTAAAATACACTATTAAATCAAAAGTTTTGATGTCTTATAATTTATACTGCGCCCAACTTTCCAAACAGAAGAAAGGTTGGTGCAGATGACAAAAAAAGTGTACATACATAATCTATAAAAAGAATATATACGCATTTTATTTCAAGCAGACAAAAACGATCTACTATAATTTAGACTTCCATGGTGTGACACAACTGATACTCATTATTTTTTAACCTAATTTCTATTCTGGGGAGGTTGGGCATTTTTGTATGGCCTTGTCGACTGACTATGCCGAAAGATGGTATAAGCCAAGGGAAGCCCCCCGGAAAGCCTTATTTTATCTGGTTTTCCGGGGCTTTTGCTAGATAGTAATACATATCAATATGATTCCCGTCTTTGGTATATATGATTTTGTCAACAATGCTTTTAAGAGACGCGTTTTTTTCAGCAATACCCAGATGCTCGGAACGCAGGACGTCCAGGACATCAGATATCCGACTCAACATCAGGGCGTCGTTATATTCTTTCTGAGGCTCAGCCTCCAGGCGGGAGAGCATTTCTGACAGTTCCTGCCGTTCTTTATTCAGCAGTTCCCTGTTTTTCCTGTAATCCTCTTTTGTGTCGATTCCGTCCATATATGCCTCTCTGGCCCGAAGTTCCTTCTGGTCTACTCTGTCCAGCCGGCGCTTAAGCGCCAGTATCTCATCTTCGGACTGAGCGGCAGAGGCATCAGGCTGCCTTAATGTATATTTGACGGTTCCGCACAAAAGCACTCCTTCCAATGCATTCAGCACAGCGGGAGCGATAGACTCCTCCCGGACATAGCAGTTGTGAGCGCATTTCCCCTTAAGATATCCTCCGCACTGAAATGAAAAGGTATCAGGCAGGCTTTTGCGGTGCATAACACAGGAAGAAAGGGAACGGCCGCAGGAAGGGCATTTGACCAGACCAGCCAGCCAATGGCGCGTAACTTCGCTGGGCTTGGCGTTTCGTGGGGTATATTCGCTTTGCCGGCGTGTCTGTGCCCTTTCAAATAACTCCTTGCTGATGATAGCCGGATGATGCCCGGAACGCGTGATCCATTCGGACGGATCGCGTATTTCTTTGGTAGCGTTATTGCACCGGTTCCACCGAATATCGCCAGCATAGGCCGGATTTTGCAGGATATATTCTACGCTGCGCTTTTCAAATGGCTTTCCACGGCCAGTTTTCATACCCTGATGGTTTAGGTATTTTGTGATTGCGAAAATGCTCATCTGCTCATCTGCGTACTTATGGAAGATCAGCCGCACGATCTCAGCCTCTTCGGGAACAATTTCGGGAGTAGCTTTGTGGTATGGGATGCGGTATCCCAGCGGTGGCCGGCACTGGTATGCACCCCGCAGGGCATTTTCAGTCATTCCGCGGGTGACGTCCCCAGAAAGCCGGATCGAATAAAATTCATCCATCCACTCAATGATCCGCT